ATGTCGCCGTTCGCGAGCTGGATCGGAGCCGGGGTGTACTGCTCGACGGACTCCGCAGGGTTGCCGGGGTTGACGGTGATGATCGGGTTCGATGCGAACCGATCGACGCCCCAGCTGAACCTCCCCATGAGCGCCGTGGCGAGGAGCAGTCTCCGGGTGACGCTCACGAGCTCGTGATCTTGATCGCGACGAGGCTACACGCCTTGCTCGCCGTGTCGCCCGTGGTGATACCAGTCTTCACGATCACGCCGTCCGACGAGGCGCGCGTGTCGTGCCCTGAGAGGTGAACAGCCGTCGATCCGTCCAGTCCGATGGCCTTCGCCATGATCGTGAGAGAGACTTGCCCTCCCGCGTTGGAGGCCGGGTTATACGTCTCGGCATCGGCGAGCGCCGTCTGTCCGGTGAGGACGTTCGATGCGACCGAACCACCTGAGGACAGCTGCGCCCCGAGGCCGGTGGCTAATGCGCTCGCGCTCGTCATCGACAGGTGCCCGATGAGGAGCCAGTCACCAGCAGGGGGCGTGAGGGCAAGTTCCGTTGAGGTGTACCAGGAGTTCGCGTTGACACAGGTGATGTTCCCGGCGGCGAGGAACGTCTCGTACGTTGAGGGAGCTGATGTGCTCGCGGCCATCATCGCGTGCTTGTGGTCGCGCCTCGCTGCCACGCCCGCCGATCCTGTGGCTGCGGCATCGCCGAACGCTTGGGTCGTTGGCGCCGTCGCGTCAAAGGCCGCGATAGTGGCGTCGGTGGCGATGAGCGTCGCTGCTGCACCAGTGGAGTTCGTGGTCGAGAGCGTCAGGGCAGGCGTCCCCGGAGAACCCGCGGCACCCGTTGAGCCGTCTGGCATCCCGAACAGGACCGCCGATGGGGTCGCACTCGTCGTCAGGGCTTCGGCGAAGACACCCGTGACGCGGCTCGCTCCGGCGCTCGTTCCTTGCTTGGCGACGGTATGGGTCTTGATGAAGTTGCCACGTGTGACCGAGGCCGAACAGGTGATCGTCGAGACGTACCCCTGCACGCAGACGCGCCCCGTGGCGTTGTTGGCAATGCCATTGGCCTCGATGACAACGCCGACCCACGACGAGATGTAGCCGGCAGTCGTTGTCGTCGTGAACGCCTCGTCGTTGGCCGAGTCGCCGATCACGACATCGCCGAGCGCGACCGCACCGCCTGTCTTGTTGGTGACATAGAGGATCGTTCGACGACCCTGGACATCGAGAACGGTCGTCATCGGATCACCTCATGCCTGGAGCGGGATGTAATCGTAGTAGAACGTGCCGGTGCCGGGCTGCGTGTCGAACGTGATCTGGTCGTTCATCCCCCCAAGGGTGACATTCACCCGAGCGCCGGCCACGTTGTATGCGGCCACGGTTCCGGGGATCGCCTCATTCGCCATCGTGAACACGGTCGCGGAGCCGTTGCCGGTCTGATACTCGCCGACGATATGGAGGTGGTCGTTCGTACTCGCCGAGCCGGGGTGAACGTGGTCGATCCGGGCGGCGAAGGCAGCCGAACCCGTTGCCGCCGTACCGTCTGCGGACGGCAGCGTCGTGGTGAACGCGGCGATCGTAGCGTCCGACCGGATGGGCGTGGTCGCGGCTCCGCCCGCCGCGGCAGAGCCAAGCACGATCGTGGGCGTCGCGAAGGATTCACGCCCGTGGAGATGATCCCGTCGGGCGGCGTGAGCCGAGGACCCTGTAGCTGCCGCGTCGCCTTCCGCGGAACTCGTCGGAACCGTGGCGTCGAAGGCCACGATGGTCGAGTCCGACCGAATGGCTGTAGACGCTGACCCAGCAGCAGCGGCAGTTCCGAGGACGATGGCGGGTGTGGCAAAAGACGCCGAGGTCAGACCCCCACCGACCATGACGCCGAGCCACGTCGTCCCGCCGTCGAGGCTTTCGAGGAGGTACTTGATGACCGTCGCGGCGGCGGTGGAGATCGTCGGGGTGCCGCCGAGCCACGTCACCGAACCCGGCCAGGTGATGACCCAGCCGCCGGTCCCGTCCTGCGTCGTCTGGATCTCGAGCGTCGAGGCCCCAGAGCCAGAGGGGACGTTCAGGGTGAAGACGCAGTTGGCGTTCAGCGTCCCGGTGTGGACGTTGCCATCGGTGGGGTCGAAGGTCTCCGTCGCGCCCATGTTGCCGTGGGGCTTGATGACGTCCTGGCCGCCTTCGATGTTCAGCTCAGCGTTCGTGCCGATCGAGCTCGAGTCGGGGATGCCGAAGAGCAGGACCGCAGGTGTCGTGCCGCTCTCGAGGTAGATCCCGAAGGAACCTGTTCTCCGCGTGGCGTTCTGGGTGGCCTGCTTCGCAACGGTGTAGGTCTCGGCGAACTGCCCTCTCGTCACGGAGGCGTTGACGTTGATCGACTGGATGACGCCGCCTGTCTGAACTGGTCCCACGCCGCCGGCCCCGATGTGGCCGAGCACGATCCCCACCGGACGGGTGTCCTGGGCCGTGGTCGTCGTGGTGACGGACAGATCCGCCGAGGAGTCGACAACCACCACGTCCCCAGCGACGAGATCGACGCCGGAGTTGTTCGTGTAGTCGGTCAGGACCGCCTGGATATCCACGACGAGATTTCCCCCGCCGCCGTCGTGAAGGAGCTGGCCGATCAAGGTCATCGAGGACACGGGGCTCACCGTCGTACCGGTGGTCTGGTCGGTGACCGAGATCAGGCCGGTGGCTGCCGCGGCGACGTCCGAGACCCAGCCGCGGACCATCGCATAGACGTTGTCGAGGCCGGTGTTCTGGATCTTCATGGCGTCAACAGAATGGCCATGCCGCACCACGGATAGGAGACCGACGAGGTGACTTTGGCCTCAATCGCCGACCCTGTTCCGAGAGCATGACCCTGCCAGTACGGTCGCTGGGAGGACCAATAGATCGCGACGTAGCGGGCGTCCTCGAGCCAGGGTGACACGGGTGTCAGCGTCATCAGTCCGACGTCGGGCGTGTATTGGGCTTCGATCATGATCGCCACCGAGCCCGAAGGAGCGGTCCCCAGCGAGCCGATGTCCATGACCGAGCCGTTCTGCTGGGTGGCCGAGATGACCGAGCTGCCCGTGGTGTTCGCCACCTCGTAGATCGCCATCCAGGTGAAGGCCGAGTAGATCGGACCGGACTGCGTGGTGGCGGTGGCGATCTTCGTCCACATCCCGACATGCGACCTGTCCCCTGAGGCAGCGGTGTTGACGAAGCCCTCGGGTGTCCACGCGTTCGTGCCACCGATCCCGCCGGAGCCGATGTAGGGCGAGATCGGATCATTGCCGTTGCCCTTCCAGCGGTTCTCGCAGACCACGAGCTTGTTGCCGATGGTGATCGGGTTTGGCAGGGAGATCGTCGCCCCACCAGCCCCACCATAGGTGAACGCCGACTGGACGATCGTCCCGACGGGCTGCGCGGCCTCCTGCGGTGAGAGCGTCAGGGAGACGGTGTAGAACTCGTCGGTGAGGGCGACCTGGCTGACGGTCCGGTACACGACCCGGAACCACGTATAGCTCGACTTGTAGCCCGGAAGCTGGCGGAACTTCGCTTGCATCCGCTGGCCTTCCCGGACGTCGTTGACGTTCGCTCGAGGGAGGTTCAGCGAGACGGTGATCGAGTCCTCCTCGGTCGAGTCCTGCCACAACAGCCGGTTGACCCGGAGGGTCGCAGCGGCGAGGGATTTGACATTGTTGTCCGCCGCGGTGATGGAGGCGTCGCCGTAGATGTCACGGGTGGCTCCCCGGAAGCCGAAGTACGTCCCACCGGACCACGGCATCAGGACACCAGAGGCGAGGTTCTGCGGCGTCCGAGTCAGCGAGGGTTCAGCGAGCGGGCCCCACGTCTGCGTCGCTCCAACACCCCCAGAAACGGTGGAGTCGATGTCGGCCAGGACGTTGGAGATCCGCAGCGAGGAGGAGTCGGCGGTGGAAATGTTGGGGTCATCGAACCAGAGCGAGTAACTCGACGAGCTCTCGTTGCGCTTGTAGATGAACCAGTTGTAGCCAACAGCCTCGGCGCAGTCATCGAGGACGCTCGAGGCGGTCTGGCCGTTGTAATCGTTGGCGTCCATGAGCGTCGTGGGATAGACCACAAGCCCAGAGTCGACGAACGGCGTCGCGGCGTTAGCGATCAGAGCTGTCAGACGGGCCCCGACCGTCTCGGCGGGTCGGACGAAACTGACGGAGCCGCGGAAGAGCTGGAACTGCGTGATCCGATTGCAGTCCTGGAGAGTCGTGTTGATCCGAACCGCTGCTCCGGTGTTGAGCGAATCGGCGCTCTCGTAGGTCCGCTCGCCGGTGATCGACGAAAGAAGCACCCGGTTCCCGGCGGCGCAGTCGCCCTCAATGATCTCGACGGTGTGGTAGCCCTTGATCTGATCCGAGGAATGGCCGGCCGTTCCGGTCGGGTCGTCGATCGGCACGTTGGAGGTCCCGACATCCCCCATCGAGGCCGCCATCTGGACCGAGAACGCCCCGAGCCGCACGGCCTGTTCGCCAAGGTTGACGGGGCTGAAGGCCCCCTGACGGGAGCCGTAGTAGATAAAGGCGCTCACGAGTTAAAACGCTGGGTCGAGGAGATCGAGGCCGTCCGCGTCGTCGTGGAGAGAACGTAACCGGTGATGCTGAGCCGGTTGTTCACGATCGTCGTGACTGACGGCGGCTTCTGATGCTTCACGGTGTTGATGAGCGTGTCGAGCTTCCGCGCTGCGCGCGTGTCGCCGTGGGCCCGAAGATCAGACTGGATCTTCTGGAGGTCGGCGAGCTTCTGGGCCTGCGCCTCAGTCGATGCTGCGATCTTCGTCGCGAGGCGGATCTCGTCGCGCTGGAACGTCGCTTCCACCGCTGCCGCTCCGAGGCCGGTCCCGCCGTACCTCGCGGCGGAGCGTTCGCGGATGCCCTTGATGATCTCCGGAACGGTCATGCTCAGCTGGTCGCGGAGCCTGCGGGGCAGGTAGCCCATGGCCGTGGCCGCTTCTTGCGCAGATACCGCGAAGTTGTGGACCCCGGCGGCGGCCAGGGCGGTCTGCGCCGCAAAGCGAGAGTAGGCATTCAATCCCGCGATGGTGTCCAAGGCCCCTCGCTGGCCGTACTGGCGGATGTCCTCGCCGGGTCGGAGCGCGTTCGCCATCGGACTATCGAACGTAGATGGGACCCCGGCGGGCGAGATCCCTCGCGCCGTGGCCGTTGAGATGCGGGCGACGTAGTTCTTGGCGGCGACGACCTTCGGATCACTCAGTGCTAGGACAATCTCGGCCGCGATGACCGGAGCGAGGGCCAAGCCAGCGATCGCGGCGAGCGACCCGAGGCCGAGCCCACCGAGCAGTCCCGTGGGACCCGGCAGTCCACCGATCCCCCCACCGGAGACGAACACTGGGTTGGCCGGTGAGGACCCGCGCTCGAAGAAGCGCCCGAAGAGGCCCCCCGCTACGGCCGACACCGGCGAAAAGCCGAAGAGGAACTTCACGGTCCGATCCGCGATCAGGCCCTTGGTCAACAGGTCTCTGACAGGCGGCGGGATGGCGTTCCAGAACGTCCCTACCGCTGAGGCGAAGCCCCCGATCGTCTTTGCCGCATCCTTGCCGAACTGAACGAGATTATGGAAGAACGCGACGATGTCGGTCTTGTTCTGGGCGACGAACCGTGACAGCCCGTTGGCGAGTTTGGTGATTGTCGGCAGGAGATCCTCGCCGATCGCCACCTCAAGGCCGGAGATGGACTCCTGGCTCTGCCGGATGGCGGCGCGGTAGCGGGCGAAGTCGGCGACATTCTTCTCGGAGAGCTGCAGGCCCATTCGCTTGGCCTCGTCCTCGAGTTCGAGGATGCCCTTCCGCCCCAACGCCAGAACAGGGACGAGGCCCGTGTATGACCGGCCGAACAGGCTCGCGGCGAGTGTCGCGTTCTTGGCCTCGTCGGTCGAGGTCGTGTAGACATCCGCCACTGCCAGGAGGGCATCCGCGAAGCCGATCGCCTTGCCCCGCCCGTCGGTCAGGGCGACGTTGAACTCCTTCTGGAAGTCCGCGAGCTTGCCGGTGATCTCGAGTTTCCCGATGTTCTTTTCGTAGAACCCTGCCGTGACGGTGAGCTTGTCGAGAGAGATGCCGTACTTCTCGGTCGCCGCGATCAGGACCGAGAGGGTCTGGGCCGATTCGCCCGTCAGGTCATGGAGCTTCTCGGTGCCGAAGGCGAGGTCGTTCAGCTTCGAGATCGTGGAGGTGATCGCGCCGCCGAACGTCAGGAGACCGCCGGTGACGCCGATGATCCCCAAGGGTCCCGTGAGGAGGCCCTTGATTTGCGAGCCGGCGTGCTGCATCGCCCCGCCGAACCGTCCCGCTGCAGCACCGACGGAGGCGAACGCGCCCGAGAGAGCCCCGGTCCGTGCGCCGGAGGTCGCGGCAGTGCCGGCGAACCTTCCGAGGCCCGCCTCGGCCTGCGTCAGACCCGCGTTGAAGTTGCCGCCGAGATTGAGCTCGACGAGCATCTGCGCGGTCTGGCCGATCACTCGTGCTCCATCGCGGCGCGCAGGGACCCGGCCATCTGATCTTCCTGCTCCCGGGCTACCTGCGCACGCACGCGATTGATGAGCCCGACCTGCTGCTCAGAGGCGAGTTGGAGTGACAGGTTGGCCTCCTCCCACGTCAACGGCCCCGGCCCGCGGACCGCTTCCCACGAGTGCCGTTCCGCGAGGATGGCCCGGAGGACGCCGGGGATCTCGAGCCAGTAGATGGGAGCGCTGATGTCGATCCGTCCGTTGACGTAGTCCTCAATGCCTTGGACCACCGCAGCACTAAAGGGCGCAGGACGGCCTCCGAGTACAGCGCGTCGGCTGCCTCCGCCACCTCCAGTCCGCCGTCGTTGTACGGCAGCAGCCGTTCGATGTTTTCGGGCGTCACCGGTTCCGGGTCGCCGTCGCGGTTGCGGAAGTCCCAGGACATGATCCCGAACCGGAGATAGACGCCTGACAGCCCGGCCTCGATGACCGCCTGGCTGCCACCCTGCTTCACGATCGACAATGCGGCCATGCCGATATCCATCGTGACTTTCGGCTGGAGGGTCACGCTGTGGCCATTCGGCAATCGCACGATATTGGGTGCGGAGGGCTCGGGTACCGCCGGACCCTCCGCAGGTGCGAGCTCCGGTACAAGCTCCGTGGTCATGACTCCTCCCTACAGTGCGCTGCGCGTGGACACCGAGACGATCCGGAACGGATAGCCCAATCCGGTGTCGTTGACGTTCTGAGCGACGAGATCGAAGCCCGTGTTGGTGTTGATCGTCTGCTCCGCGCGGGTCAACCAGTAGCCCGGCATCCGGATGTCGAGCGAATGGGGGATACCCGCCGACGCTGCGACGGTCGAGGTCGTCTTGATCCCGAAGAATCGCTCCGACGGAGAGGCGGCGAGCCACTTGGTCGCCTCTGCCACCCAAGCCGTCTGCTTCGCGCCGGTGAGGGTGAAGTTCACGACACGCTTGCCGCGCCCGAAGTTTTGGATCTGGAGACGGGTATTCGAGCCGTTAGCGAACCGCTTGGCGTCGAGGCTGTTGTTGACTGAGAAGACCGCGCCGTAGGCGATGTCAGTGAGCTTGGTCGTCTCGATCGCCCCGGACGTGTCGTTGATGTAGAACTCGGTATCGGTGGCGTAGAGGTAGACCGGCGCGAGATCGACCGACAGGGCACCGGTGAACGAGCCCGGATAGGTCCCGAGCTTCGACATGATCCAGTTGCCGGCGAGGACGATCGGGCTGCCGTCCTGGGGATAGGTGAGGCTGAAGTCGTTGATGACGCAGCCGCCGACGTTGAAGATGTCGGTCGAGTCGTCGCCCCATTCCATCGAGTAGGTATCGAAGACATCCTGGCTCGTGGACGCGGGCGCGGCGGTCAGGCTCTTCGAGGTGCCCGACGTGGCGAGCGACAAGCCGCCCATGACACCCGCCGAGATGACGGTCGGGGCATCGTTGGACGCCAGCGGCCCACCGAACGAGGCCGTGTAGTTCTGGGCGGTGCCGTACGGTGCGATCGCCTCGTCGATCGTGCCGGTGTCGGCCTGGGGGAACGTCCAGCCCGGGGGCGTGGAGAAGGCCGACATCTGCCACGGCAGCCGACGGGTGGCCGGGACGATGGTCTTGAAGGTCGTTTCAAGCCCCAACTGAAGTTGCCTCAGGGGGCTGATACCTACGATTGGGGTCAACGGCATGGTATCATCCTTTCATGGCTATTCGGAACGACCCGTCTCGACTGTGGGGTCGAGCGGAACAGATCGGCGAATGCTTGGTCTGGCAAGGCGCCCGTGCTTATGGCGGCTACGGGCTCCTCATGTGGAATGGTGAACGTCGTCGCCGAGCCCACCGAGTCGCGTACGAACTCGCCAAAGGACCGATTCCCGTCGGCCTCCATGTCCTCCATCGCTGCGACAACCCGCCTTGCATTCGTCCCGAGCACCTGTTTCTCGGGACACAGACGGACAACATGTATGACCGCATCCGTAAGGGGCGCGGCGTGCTCGAACCGCCTCACGTTGAGCAACGGGGTACAGCTAACCCGAACGCGGTTCTGGATGACCGCTCCGTGCGCGCCATCCGTTCGCTCGCGGCTCAAGGTGTTCAGCCCGCTAAGATTGCCCGAGCGTTCGGCGTAACTCGTATGACTGCGGTCCATGTCATCGAACGCAAGACGTGGGGCCATATCTAGTTTCGGCCCTCCTGTACCGATGACGGAGCGAACAGGAACTCGAGCGCCGCGTACTTGCCGGTGTCGTCGAACTCCGTATCCCGAGTCCCGACGTGCTGGAACAGCGACCGGCCCGATGCGGCATGGACGTTGAAGGTGAAGAGATCGGCCAAGGCGTCGGCGGCGAAGTTCATCCGGTCGTTGGAGTAGAACGGATCCCCGCCGATCTGGTCCACGAGGAAGCCCGAGAAGCCGTCGAACAGCCGCTGTCGGACGCCCGGTGTCTGAACGAGCGTCTCGCTCATATCGCCGATGAAGAAGCACGGCAGCTCGCCCGTCTCGAATGATGGTGGCCGAACCGTCTTCACCGCCCGGATGATCGTCGGGTTGGCCGTTGCGAAGGTCTGGACAATCGAGGCGAGGCCTGCTTGGAGTGCCTGCCGGAAGCCTGTCCCAACCGTCCAAGTGACCGAACCGTCCGAGACCGTCGGGCTGATGAGCGGATCCGGCCATGTCGGTTCGGTGCCGCCGGACGTTCCCGCTGTGGTGCAGCGCCAGGTGAAGCCACCGAACGTCGTCGGGATGACGACCGCCGTCAGGGCGTAGGCAACGTTCGCTCGCCAGTACGGTTGCCACGATCCGCTCATCGGGCCTGATTCCAGCGCTTCACGATCTCGGCCCCGACATCCGTGCCGACCCGCTCGGACGCCTCTTTGACCGACTTCGCGATATACGGGCGGGCCTTCATGCCCCTCACGGAACGCACGACGACGAGTTGCGCCGACCGGCCCGCCGCACCGGCACGGGGCCTACCCGAGAGTCGTAGCGAGCCACCCTTGCCGAACGTCCCCCGGTGGAACGCGAGGGCTCTCTTGGTGACCGGCGTGATCCGGTGATGACGGGGTCCGTAGATGCCGGTGCCGGTCTCGATGTAGATCGCGACCGGGGAGCCCTCGATGACCGCCTTGGTCGGCGAGATGACGCGGGGCTGGAGCGAGTTCGCCGTGAGACCCGTCTTTCGCGCTCCGACCGCCTGCATGTTCTTGATCATGTAGCCCTTGGTGAACTGGGCGGCCTGCTTGATGAGCGACTGCTGCTCGCCACCGATGGCACGGAGCTTGTGCATGACCTCGACCTCGCCGATGACCCTAGCCATGAGCCACCAGCGTCCGCATCGTGGCGATCATCCGGGCCGGAGCACAGACGCGGCACAGCCAGTACCGGCGTTCGATGAGCGGCATCTGGACGAGACGGGCCTTGCGCCCGCAGGGGCATCTCATCCGACGCTCACGGCTTGCTCAGACACCCGCCACTGCTCCACGAACCCAAGCAGCCCAGCGGCGATCTCCGCCGGCATCTGGGAGTAGTTCAGAACTCCACCCTGGGGCGTGATCGCGACGTCGGCGAGGATCGAGGCGGGCCGCATCGTGTAGAAGCTGGCGAGGATCTTCGTCGCCTGCCGGACGGGCTCCGGAAGGTCCGCGTCGGCGTATCCACCATTCCCGACGATGACGAGATCGTTGGGCAGCGAGGAGTACGTCCAGCCGCCGCCGTAGTTGCCGGGGAAGTACGGACTATCGAGGTCGCGGTCGAACCACTGTGGGTTGGATAGCCACGGCTTGGGGCCTGAGCTCCACTGGCGGAAGACCCGGAGTTGGATGGCGAGGTAGATGCCGGTCGCCATGTTGTCCTCGTGGAGCCAGTAGGACTGGTTCGCCGTGAGGACGGCACCCTGGAGTGTCACCGACGAGACGGACCGGAAGCCCCGGATGAAGAGTTCCGCCCGACCCTGCGTCGTGAACGTCGCGGTGACAGACGGGCGATCGGACAGCCACCGCCCGGTGGCCCGCTCGAGCGTATACGAGGCGGCTCGGATGTTGCTCTCGATCGTCTGGTCGGTGTACTGGCTCGTCGACGCGGTCGCGTTGAGGTCCATGTACGCCCGGACGTCGGCGGCCGTGCAGAACATCATGCCGCCACGGTCTCCTTCGCCGCGTTCTCGAAGAGCTCGGAGAACTGCTCCGCCGCCCGCTCCCAGCTGAACGTCGCGGCGACGTGCTGCGGCGCGCGAGCGCCCATGAACCGACGCATCACCTGGTCGTCCAGGAGCCTGACCACGGCGTGGCCGAAGGCCGTCTCATCGACCGCCGCCCAGAAGTAGTTGTACTCGTTGTCCACCAGCCCAGAGGGTCTCACCGCGAGGCCGCACGTGCCCTCACGAACCGGCGCGAGCTCGTTGCCCCTCCGAGGCTTCAGGCCGATGAGCTCCGAGCAGGACGAGAAGTCCAGGACCACCGCCGGGGTGCCGCAGGCGAGGCTCTCGGCGATCGTCAGCCCGAAGCCCTCCGCCCCGACCGAGACATACAGATCCGCGGCGTTGTAGAGCATCGTCAGCATGTAGCGGGGGGTGTCCACGTACAGGTCCCGGAAGCCCGTGTTGACGAACCGGGAGCCGACGGACGGATGGTACTTGCTGATCTCGTCGTGGAGATCGCCGCCCATGTTCACCGAGCGGGCGTGGATGGCGAGGAACACGTCGGGATGGGAGGCAAGCACCGGGGCGAGCGCCCGGAAGAGCGAGGCGTAGCGCTTGCGGGGCATGTTCGTGTCGGCCCGGAAGAGCACCTTGGCATCCGCGGGGATCTTCAGCCAGTCCCGACACTGACCACGCGATGTCAGCTTCGAGCCGTCCTCGAGGACGAGGGGCTGCGTGCGTGAGACGGGGTAGAACACGGTCTGGTCGATGCCGTGGTACACGACCGGTGGACGATCTCCGGTGATCGCCTCGATCTGGTCGGCCCCGAACTCGCTCATCGCCACGGGCCGAACGATCTTCCAGATCTCGGCCCACCGGACAGGCAACCCGACACCCTCGATCGGCACGTAGTGGAACATCGGGACCGAGGCGAAGGCGGCCTTCGTCGGCTCGTCGACCATGATCGTCGCCCGAGCCGCGATCGGATCGCCCAAGACGAAGCCTGCTTCGGGCATCCAGCCATCCTGCCATGCCGTGCCGTCGAAGAGGCCCGCCGTCGAGCCGACCTCGGTATCGCCCGGTCGCCAGCCGTTCCACGCGAGGGGCGAATCGACCTGGAAGACGCGCCCATGGAACTCCGGCGGGAGGCCGTCGTAGCGATGCTTCTCGGTCGTCTCCTTGGCGCTCTGCAGCGCCTTCTCATAGGTCGTCTCGGCCTCGGCGAACCGCACCGCGAACGGGGCATAGGCGATCCGGTCATACGAGGCGACCCCGCCGTGCGTCTCGATCTGCGCCGCGAGATCCTCGATCTCCGAGAGAGGCGGCTTCGGGCCGATGGAGTTCTGAGACACGAACCGGACGTCATGGCCCATCCGCACGAGGCGCGGACCGAGATCGAGCGTGACCGTGCCGAAGCCGGTCTGGGCGAGGTCGCCGAAGAAGATGAGCCTCATGCCGCAACTCGCTTGTCCGACAGGACCTTGTCGAACATCGCCCGGATCTCGATCGCCTCGGCGTCGAAGTTCACGATCTCGGTGAACCGTTCCGCTGAGGCACGGGACATCCGCTCGTGGAGCTCATCATCGACCGTGAGTCGGCGGATGAAGTCCACGCTCTCCTCGAACGTGTGGCGCTGCAGATCCCAACTCGTCTCACCTTCCACGAACAGCGGCGCGGCGAGCTTGTTGTGGTAGTAGGAGGCCGTGGCGACCACGGGCTTGCCGACCGAGAACAGGTTGTGGATGACGTGGCCGTAGCCGTCGCTCCACGTCTTGATGTGCAGTCCCACCCCTGCGGTCCGCATCTGGTCCGCGACCTCGGTCGTCGTCACAACGTTGCCGCCCCAGAAGTCATCCACCGGCCCGACGTGGCCGTGGTAACGGAAGCGAAGGTCAGGCAACGCCCGCGCGAGGCGCATGAAGAAGTCATACGCCACCGGGTCGCCGGTCGGCATCGCTTGGACCCACGTCCCGACGTAGTCTCGTTCGGAAGGCGGATACTCGAACCGGAAGTCGTCGAGGCTGAACTCCTGGCGGTAGGTGACGTAGGGCACCCACGGATAGGCCCAGCGAGTCGTGCTGAACAGGGCGAAGTCAAGGAGGTCGTAGCGGTTCTCGGTGTCCTGATTGCCGACTTGGATGCCGAACTTCGCCCCGATCTCCTTGGCGAAGCCGTGCAGGCCGGTCTCGTTCTCGGTGAGCGAGGCGATGACGATATCGGGCTTCATGTCCCGAGCCTGGGCCATCGTCAGCATCTTCATGACCCGCCCCGGATACGCCTCGTCGTCACGCTCCCAGTGATCGCCGCAATCCCGATCGGTTGCCCACGGCGCGAGGTACTGCCGCGCCACGGGCTCGCCGTGGGGCATGTGGCGCTCCCAGTTCCAGACTTTCTCGTCCCACCAGTCCATGTCGTAGATGTGGTAGAGCGACCAGCCGAAGCGGTCCTCGAACAGCATCCGAAGGCTCTCCCAGAGGGCGTGGTGGTGCCTGTCGGCGAGGACGATCATCGTCGCACCGCCTCGAAGAGCCCATTCACCGGCTCGTCCGACCACGGCGTCACGTCATGGGTCGGCAGGAGCTCGCGGAGCCGCTCCACCGGATAATCCGCGCCCTTCGGCCGTCCGTGGTACTCGCCGACGATCGTCTGGACCTTCCCGGTGGCCTTTGTATCGAGGAAGGCCCACTCGCAGCCTTCGCAGTCGATCTTGAGGAGCGCCAGATCCGCGATCCGGAACCTCATCAGGAGATCATCGAGGCTTACCGCGTCGATCGTGTCGTCGAACTCCGGGTCACCCGCCTCTCCCGCCATTCCCCAGGTGTTGCCGACGTAGCGATGGGCGAAGACGTAGTCAGGAGAGGTGTGAGGCTCGCTCCGGTAGCCGTAGTGACACACGCCCGTGGCCGTCCCGGGGGCCGCGGCGAAGGCGTGGACGATCTCGATCCGATCCCGTACGCCGTTCCGGATGGCGTTCGTCTCGATCATCGCGACGTTCTCGGCCACCCCTTCGACCGCGACGATCCGCAGATCCGGATGGTCCAGGGCAAGCGGGATCGCGACGCCGCCGATATGAGCTCCGACGTCCATCGCCCAGCCATCGAGGACGCGGCCGCGCATCCGGTACTCGTCGATGACCTGACCGTTCCAACTGTTCAGCCCGACCATCATGTCGCCGTCATTCGTGCCCTCGCGGACGTCGAAGCTAACCGACACGCCTCCCGGCGTCGCAACATTGCGGCTACCCATCATGCCGCCACCGCGACCTTCGCCCCGAGATAGGCCGCCCACTGCTCGCGGATCGTCTCGACCCCGAACAGCTCGATGGCCCGTTCTCGTCCTTGGCGGGAGATGGAACCCGCATGGCCTTCGTCCCGGAGCAGCCACGCGAGATGGTCGTGGGCGTTCTCGGGAGTCGGAGAGAAGCGCAGGGCGATGTCGTCGGCCTCGTAGATCGCCGGCCAGCCGAACCGCTCCGCAGCCATTGCGATGACCGGGGTTCCGGTCATGAGGGCCTCGATGAAGCCCAAGGTGTAGGAGGCCGGCTGGGTGCCCGTGTAGAGATACGAGCGAGCGTGGCGGAGATAGGCCCGCATCGCCTCGTACGTCAATGCGCCCAGACCCCCGGGCATCGAGTCGGACTTCGGCCCGGCAGGACGGGCGGGCAGACCCTCGGTCGCACGGAGCCAGAACGAGTAGCCGCAGTACTCCCCTCGCCCGGCCATGTCCTGGGTGACGTTCGCGACCACTGGATCATCACCGACCCAGCCGAACCAGTCCGCCGGATCCTTGGCGAACCGGATCATCGCGTCCTCGCCGGCGAACACCCCGATGGACTCGAACGCCGCCTTCTCCTTCGGTGAGTAGCGGACGATCTCGAGACCCTGCGGGTGGAATGGCGTGAGGTACTGCTCGATGGACGCGTCTGACTGGCCGATCGTCCGCCAGATGACACGCTTACCTCGGAGCTTCGGCCACTGCGGCACGATCCACGCTTCGGGGAAGGCGGCGAACATGATCATGTCCGCCCAGTCGATGAGATCCGCGTGGAGATCGCTCTTGGCCGGGTCGATGTAGAAGCGCATGTCCTCGCCGGTATGCCGCTCGCGTTGGCGCTGGCAGAGGTTCGCGAGATCGGCGTGATACGTCATTCCGGTGATCGCTGGGCGCTTGTCGTCTGACGGATTGGCCGGATCGGTGTACGAGCCGATCGAGAACACGTCGAAACCCAACGAGTCGAAGAGGCGGACCTCGTCGTACTCGAGGATCGAGTGGGAACCGACATACAGCAGATGGGTAGGCGGCAGCCCGCCAGAGAGGGGCTCGTGACGGGCTGCCTGCATCGGACCTTACGTCCCGACGCTGGTGATGCGCTGGAACATGCCCGCGTTCGTGTACGGAGCACCGGTGAAGCCGATCTCCTCCTCGCCGCGGAAGCCCGTCTCGTTGGTGTCCCACCGCGTCCCGGCCTCGCTCGAACTGTCGATGCGATAGCCGAGTCCGGTGTAGACCCGAGTGGCCTTGAACTCCCCGACCAGCGCACTGCCGGCCGGCATGTTGGGATCGCGATAGATCGGCAGGCCGAACAGCACGAGCGGGTTCTGGCCCTGGTCGATCTGGCCGTTCGAGCCGAGACCCTGGAGCAGGGACACGGCGTACGGGCGGCTGGCGCCACCTTCGAGGACGAGATACGTCCAGAAGTCGGCAGGGTTGACGACGGCCGCATCCGGCCGGCGGGCCCGGTTCTCGAGCGTCCCAATCACCGACGCCAGGGCACCGAAGACCGAGGCCGCTGGAGTGGCGAAGCCTGAGACGTCGGCGGTGACGTAGGTGCCCGAGGTCCCGATCGCAGTGAGCAGACCGAGCGGTTCGGCGCTGCCCGAGCCCGACAGGATGTAGTACGCCTCGCCGAGGGCGAAGGCGCGACCCAGCCGATCGACGACATCGGCCTCGGCCGCACCCGCGCTGAAGCGGAGCAGCTGGTTGCCGACGTCATGGATGCGCCCGATCGTGTAGAGCGTCGCCGAGTACCGCAGGGATGCGATATCGACGTTCTCCTTCGTCGAGCCGAAGGGCGCAACGACCGCCCGCAACGGCGCAGCCGCCTCGAGCGGGATGTCCACGCCGGCCGTGGCGACGCCGGGGATCCACGTCATGATGCGGCGGTAGATGTTCTCTGCCGTCGCGATCGTGACGAGCTTCTCCACGACGTTGTTCGGCACGACCGCGAGGCCCGTTGCCACGCTGGTGCCGAGCGTCGCCTTCAGCTGGTAGGCGGCCTTCGCGTGATCGCGTCCACCGCTGCCGGCGACGACGAGGTTCTTGATCTCGTTGCCATCGACCTCGGGGACGCCCATCGCGGCGAGGGCTGCCTTGCCGGCCTCCTGCTCCTTGTAGTCCACGCTCCGCGAGTTGCGGATCGCGGTGATGAACGCGCCCGGCTCCGCGCCGGGTGCGGTCGGGCCGCCCTGCCCGACGAGCCACGCCTTCGACGGCTCGCGGGTGTTCATGAGCGACGCCTTGAGCGCCTCGTGCTCTTCGAGGACCTGGGTCATGGCGCTTTCGCGCTGGGCCCGCTCCTTCTCCGCCACGAGGGCGGTGATCTTGTCGGCGGTGTCCCGACGCTCGGCGTCAGCGGCCGCCCAGCGGACGCCGTCGCTCTCCTTGGACTCTTGCATGACCTCGACGGCCTTGCCGAGCTTCTCGGAGAGCGTGCCGAGCTGTTCGGCAATCTCCGTTTCGTTCACGGTGTGGGTTCTCCTTCGGCGATGCCGAGCATCTCGTCGATGAGCCGTGACAGCTCAGCGATGCGTGCCCGGATCGCGGTTTCGTTCTTGCCTGACAGCACGCGCCCAGCCTTCGCCGACAGATCGCCCTGGTCAGGCACATACAGCCCGTCAGAGTTCTGGCTCAGTTCCGCGCCGAGAGCGTCGATACCCGTGAGCACGGCTCGCAGAGCCTCGCTCGAGAGATCGCTGGTGGTGATCGCATCGAGCACGCCCTTCAAAGCCGGGACCGATGCGCGCCGATTGATCGGAGCCGGGGTGATGGTATGGCGATAGACCGGCCAGACATCGATGTGACCCGAAGGGGCGACCTTCTGGGCACCCGGAATGGCCGCAGAGGACCCGAACAGTGGCACGCCCCGACGCTCCATGAGCGCCACGCGCCGCATGTTCTCCTCGCCGACCTTTGTCCACCAGTCGGCCCAGATGCCGTCCTCCTCGGACTCCTCGTCGAGATTGATCTCGCCGAGCGTGACGCCCTTCATCGAGACCGGAGGCTTGGGCGTGATGTGGTCGTCGTGGTGCCAGTCCACGACGCGCCGCCGACTGGCACGCAAGGCTGGGAACGGACCGTAGATGTCGGTATCGCTGTCGAACCACTCACCGTCGAGATCCACGCCGATCTGCGATTTCACCGATGGGATCGTGCCGCCGAAGGGGATGACCAGGATGCGGCGGCTGATCTCGCCCGACAGCCAGCGCGTGAGCTGCTGGTCCGTCATCGCCTCGGCCTTCATGGCCGTCGCCTTGGCGGGTTCGCCGATGCCGAGCTCTTTCGCCGCCGCCTCAACCTTCGGGCGGGCCTTCGCCTCGAACTCGCTCCCCGAGAGGCGGGCGAGGGCATTGCGGACGTGCGGTGCATCGGCCTTGCCGTTCTTGTCCCGGATCGGGAAATGGCAGCGAGTCGAAACCGCTCCGTCTCCGGGCTCGCAGTAGGCGAAGCTCGACTCGGGGAGTTGCGAGATCGGCGTGCCGCCGATGGTGCCTTCTGCCATCACGCAGTCCTTTCGAAGATGTAGGTCACGAACGAGGGCGGAGCATTCGTCCCATCGGCCACCGCTCCTGACGCGTGAACGAGAGCGGCGTGCTGGCTGGCCTGGCCGACGGTGTGCGCGTCCACCGCGCCGCCGGAGTGAGCGGAGTGAGCATCGACCGCCGCGCCGCTGTGGGCATCGACGGCAGCTCCTGAATGGGCGGAGTGCGCGTCGACCGCGCCGGAGGCGTGGGCGGAATGGGCATCCACCGCTCCCGAGGCGTTCGTTGGCACGGCTGCCGGCCACGAGATGACCGGAGCGATCGAGGAGTGCGTCGTCGGAGCGGAGACGCGCGTCGCGCCAGAGGACCCGGAGGCAGTCAGGGTGTGGGCGTCGTGGGTGTGGGCCGCGTTCGTCGGGACGCCGATCGGCCACGAGATCGTGGGCTGGGTGAAGACGTGGGCTGAATGCGCGGCGGGTTGCGTGAACACGTGATTGGAGTGGGCTGCCCCCTGGGTGAAGACGTGGGCCGCGGCCTGCGTGAAGACGTGCGCGGCGTGAGCGGCGGGCTGGGTGAACGTGTGATTCCCGACCGTCGCCCCAGAGTGGGCTTGGGCGGCATGGTCGGCGGGCTGGGTGAAGGCATGCGCGTGCGTCGCGGAGCCGACCGTCGCGCCGCCCTGCTGGGCCGCGTTCTGACCGATGAGGAGCAGACCCTGAGCGACCTGACTCCACGTTCCGTAGCCGAGGACCGAGGCGGGGTTCGTGCTCACGACACTGAGCCAGAGATAGCCGATCGGGAACTGCGGGAACGATCCTGCCGGACCGGTCGCGCCCGTGTTACCAGTAACTCCCTGGATACCCTGCGGTCCTTGAGCTCCCGCTGCTCCGCTGGGTCCTTGCGATCCGGTATCACCTGTGTCGCCCTTGGCCCCGGGCGCACCCTGAATGCCCTGTACGCCCTGAGGTCCGGTCTCGCCGCCGGGCCCCTGGAGTCCCTGGGCACCGGTGAGGCCCTGTGGACCGGGCGGACCTTGGTCTCCAGTGTCGCCTTTCGGACCCTGCGGACCGGTCGCGCCAGTCGGTCCGGTCGCACCGTCATTGCCCGTGGCTCCCTGAGCTCCGGTATCGCCCTTCGGTCCGGTCGGTCCGGTTTGGCCTGTCTCGCCTTGCGGACCCGCAGGGCCAGCAGGCCCGACCGCGCCAGCGCCGCCGAGCGTCGAGAGGTAGACGTCCACGACGCGGTTCGTAGTATCGAGCGCGAGGACGCGCGGTCCATTCACACGGGCACCCACGTCAGCGTGCCGTTCGGGTGATCTTCCTCGGCGTCCGCGTCCTCGAGCGTGTACGGGTTGCCCGCGACGCGCTCGATGCACTCGTCGTCCTCGTCGCCGTCGATCGCCTCGACCATCGTGATCCCGGCTTCGCCGTACGAGTCCAGCGACGCCCCGTTGTAGGCATCCATGAGCTCCGTCCGGGCGATCATCTCGGCACGGTAGTCGTCGAACGCGCTGAAGGACAGGTCGCCGCCACCCTCGATGGCGTCGGCTACATCGAACAACGTCGCGCCCTGCTCGATGGCGGTGGCGATGAGCGAGGCGATGGCGTCGCGGGTCGTGTCGTTGATCTTCGTGATCCGCGCCGCTCCGCGGGTCAGGACGCGCGTCACCGGATCGGCCTTGGCCGGCTGGAGCACAGTGGCGATGTGTGCTGAGACGTTGTCGGCCACCGCGCTGAGATAGGGCGTGAGCGTCTGCCTCAGTTCGCGGTCCCATTTGGTGGCGTTCCACCATGCGTCCGTATCCTGCGGTGCGGCGGCGATGTGCTCGGCATGGGTCCGGATCCGCTTCGCGATCCCGCTCCGCTGGCGCTCGAACAGCCTGGTCATGGCTTCGCGGATGCGCGGCGTCTGACTGCGGGCGATGTTCGTCCGGAGATGGATCAGAGAAGCCTGCAGTCCGGCGTAGCGCGACGCCTTGGCCCCCGCTGCAGCGACAGCTGATGGTGATACCTCGGCCTCCGGTACGCGCCCGAGCTCGATCTCAGTCGGTGTCGGCTCCTCGGCATCCGGGAGCGCGGTGAATGCCTGAACCTGCGTGATCGGCATCCAGACGGCATTACCCTGGCTCGGGTCGGCGAGCGGATCCTTACCGATGAGGGCCCGCCGCTCGTCGTTGGTCAGGGCGATATCGACGCTCTTGGCGAGGAGGTCGTAGCGGGGCGAGTCGTCATCGAACTCAGGCTCCTCGATCTCGAGCTGGATGTTGCCCGCGATGCGATCGAAGAGCTGGAACTGGATGACCTCATGAATGACTACGAGTCGATCGTGGACCGGACCCTGCCACAGCGCGGCCTCGTCGTACTTGCGGGTCTCGCCGGAGTTGAGGCCCGTGGCCTGGCTGCCGCCGTAGACGAGCGAGAATGGGGCCTGCCAGATCCCAAACGTATCGTCGCGGGACAGCTTCATGATGTCCACAAGCGCCACGTCCAGGGGCGTCATGCCCGTGGGCTTCCAGTTCACCTCGCCCTGCAGCACGGTGGTGCGCCGGGCGGTATCAGGCGTCTCCGTAACCGATCGGAGGTCGCGTACGAGCTGCTTGAAGACCTCATCGGGGATGGGAGTCTGTTGCGTGCCGGTGATGAGGCCCGACAATCGACCGCCTGACGCAAGCGTCCCGGCAGCATAGGTATCGGCCAGGTCGGTCAGTTGGGCCTTCCGGAGCGCCGTCTCCACCAGCCCTAGGCCGAAGTGACCCTCATCGGGCGGGATGAGGGTGAACTGGAGCACCGTCTCGAGGTCGAGCGGGATGCCGTTCAGCCGCTGCTGCCCGACGTATGCCCCTTGTTGGGCGTCTAGGACCCAACCCGTCAGGTTGCCGCGGGAGTCTTCGGCCGGCGTCATCCGGTCGGGTCGGATCCAGAGCAGCGAGTTCGGCAGACCGAAGACATTGCGCTCATCCATCAGCCAGAACGCATTGCCGCACAGGCCCATGAACCGGCTCGTTTGATTCCAGAGCTCGCGGCGAGTCATCTGGCGTCCGATGTCGATGTTGGCCTGGGGCTTCTCCATGAGCGCCACGGCCGCTTGCGCCAACGGATCTGAGGACTCGTCGATCTCCTCGCCGTCGACTTCGAGGTGCCACTCGACCGCGCCGACCTTGCCGGAGATCAGGCGTTCAGAGCCGGAGATCCACGGGTTCCGATGGGCAGCCTGCCAGTAGGCTCGCATCATCATCTGCTGGTTGTTCAGGAACAGTCCCGCAGCCAGGGGCGGATTGGTCGTCATCGTGGCCGCGCCGGGGCCGGTGATCGCCTTCACGGGTCGAGGAGCGATGGAGATTGCCACTACGGAGCCCGCCGGTCAGCGATGTAGGCCGAGACGATGAAGTAGGCGGCCGCCACCGCGAGGGCCAGCGGAGGCCAGACCCATGCGGCGGCGGCCACGGACAGGGCATAGGCGGCGTCGAGGACGGAGACTCCGGGAAGCGTCATCCGAGGGTGCACTCCTCGCAGCCGATCCCGCCGCAGTCGCAGTCCGTCCAGATCATGCGCTCGCCACCATGCCCGAGCCCCACGCCGACGTCACCATGAGATCGGTGAGCGCCCAGACCAGGGCGTCCATCCGGTCGGGCGACTTCTCGCTTGGTGAGCCGGTGTAGGAGCACATCTGGTCTTCGAGCTCGGGCAGCGTCTCGACGTGGATGACCTTGTGCCGAGCATAGAGCGCGGAGACCGGCTCGGCCCGCGTCTGCTTGCCCCGGGTGGCATGGACGAGGACAACGTTCGCGTTCGGGTCGTGCTGGCGGATGACCTGACGGACCATCTCGCCGCCGTTATTCGCCTCAGCCACGATTCGGTCGGCCTTGTGGTCGTGGTAGAGCCTGACGACGCGAGCCGCCCATTCGTTCGGACCGAGACGCGAGGAGCCGTCCGCAAACACGTAGCCACGGGCGTCATGGCCAAGTCCAGCGACCACGATCCCAGTCTCGTCCGAGCCTTCTCCTGACGTAACGGCCGGATCGACCGCCACGACGACGCGGGACATATCCGGGACCAGTGCGCCATCCTGCAGGATCACCGGAGCCTTGCCGTGCTCGATCATCCCGCGATCCCAGAGCGCTCCGACGACGTCCTCGATGATTTCAGCGTCGAGCTCCTGCCGTCCGAGGGCCGTGCCGCCGTAGCGGTTGTACAAGGCCTCCCGCCGACTCTCAGGCAGCCCATAGGCTTCACTCGTCTTACCGTGAGTAACCCGGGTAGTTGGCTCCTCCATGACCTGACGGAGCAGTCCACGACGTTTTGGGGTCGTCGTCAGGATCATGTGCGGATGCGGGCCAAGACGAAGCCCGGGCTGGATCATGTCCCAGCTGTCCTGTAGCTTCCGCCAGGCCGCGAACTCGTCGCCCCAAACGAGACAGTGCTGCGGACCGCGGAACCGTTCCACGTCCTCTGGAGCGAAGGTCCCGAATAGCATCGCCTCAGACCCGTTCGGCCACGTCAGGTCTGACCACAACGATGCCCCTGGATGGAACCGGATCCAGGGATTGACGTAGAGCAGTCCGGTCTCGCCGCGGACGCAGGTATCCACCGCGTCGTCATGAGATGGGGCGACGATCGCGATACGGTGGGGAGTCGCTCCATCAAGGCACGCCGACCCGTTGGCATGGTCATCGACGTAGCGAGCACCCGCCTCGGTCTTGCCCGTACCACGTCCCCCGAGAAGCAGCCACACGTCCCAGGGCTGCGGAGGCGGTACTTGCCACGTGTACAGGTCACGAACGACCGGAGGAGGAGCGTATTTCGCTCGCAGCACGGCCAGTACAGCCGTGGTTCGGAGGTCCTGCTCGGCGACGATCATCGACGCGCCATGATCGCTTCGGCCTCAGCGATGGCCGCTGCTGGATCGAGGCCCAACTCCTCCGCGAGTTTCGTGACCTCAGCTCGGAGATCCATCTTGACCTCGAGAGAGTCCCGCCGGCCGTAGTCCTGGTACTTCCGCCGTTCCAGCCACCATGCTGCGGCTTGCCATGACTTCGGGACCGCCTGAGCTACCGCGGTCGTGTACGCCGCCTCGGCAGCGAGCTCGGCCTTTTCTACCTCGTCACGAAATGTCTCATCGTCTAGCCAGCGATAGAACGTGGCACGTGTCACTCCGGCCGCTCCGGCAGCAGCTCCCCTCGTGCACCCATGGCGAAGGGCGTCAAGAGCCGCCTCGACTCTCGGCGCGGTGACCTTCGAGTTGCCTTCGCCGCTCAACGGGTACCACCTACCACGGACAACGAACGCTTGCGTGCCGTCATCGCTGGTACCACCCAGAGGGCAGGTGCCATACGACCGTGACCGGAGTGGTACCGGTCATCGTCGCGCTTCCCTAATTTGGTAGCACCGCTCGCAACTGGGTTCGTTCGGCGGCGGCTCGGGCGCTTCCTCGAGGGGTGGAGCGATCCAGCGGCCGCACAACGTCTGGACCTGCCCACCACGAGACATCAGGCGTTCGACATGCCATGAGCGGTGCGGGTAGCGGATCCAGGTCACTTTCGCAGCCCCATGACCGCGACGAACACGAGCACGACGGCGAAGAGCCCCACGATAACGAGGATCGGGTCGGTCACAGGAACTCCGCGAGGAAGTAGGCCGCCAGCCCCGCCGCGATGAGCGAGACGTGGATCGAGCCGAACCCGACCTCACCGAAGCCCGCGGCGGCGAGCAGTTCGAGGATCAGCGCGAGCAGGACGAGGAGTCGCTTACCAGCCATATCAGCCTCCAGGTGGTACGGGGTCGATCATCGTGGGCGTCGAGGGAGCCGGAGGGACCGCAACGACCGTCGTGGCGTTGGGCTGACCCGCTGGCGTGACGGTCTTGAAGGTGTCGCCGGGATTCAGGGTCGGGGGTTGATTACCGACGAGGGCAATGACCGCGCCGAGAACAGTCTGCCACACGCCAGCGAGCGCGCCGGTGACGACGGGATCGGTGTGGAACGCCAGGATGGACGTCGCGGCGACCGCGCCCGAAAGGGCCGACGTCAGGCCGAGCCAGAGGTTCGTTGGCCGTCCGAAGATCATCTCAGCCCTCCGTATCGTGGACGAACGTGTCGCCGACCTGCTTCCACTCCGGCCCTATTGTGGCCGGTTTCTGATGAGCCGGATCGTCGAGCTTCTCAGCCTTCTGGCTCGCGGCGTGTTCCGGGGGTTGCCCGTGGTTCTTGGGATCGGCGAGGAGCGCGTCGGCCTCCGTCTTGGCGACCTTCACCTCGAGCGGCCCGTCCTCAGCGTGCTTGTTCGGCATCAGACGCCTTTCATGACGTTGCCGGCAAGATAGCCGGTCACGCCATCCCGAGACACCTTCGTCCATGCCTTCGCCGTTCGACCTTGGAACGTCCACGAGCCGCCCCGGACTGTCTCCGCTCCGGTGAAGTAGCGGCCGGCTCCGTAGGACTTCAGCGTCGCTGAACCGTTGGTCGCGCTGGCCTTGATCGGAGCAGTGGTCGTGCTGATGATCGTCCCGCCTTCGGTGTCCCTACCGACGAGGAGATAGATCGCCGTGCTCCCGCTCCGAGACTCGGCGGCCTTGTAAAGGAGCCACGCCGGCCACCAGACGTAGCCGAGCGGGTTCGATGAGGTTCCGCGACCGGGATCACCGACGAGGTATTCGTCCCGTGACAACGCGGCGTTGTACCGCCATCCTGAGACGAAGATCGAGTGCCCGCCGGTGTAGGAACCGGTGTGATATGGCGTGTTGATCGTGACCGAGCAGTCAATCGAGACCCCCACCGAATGGCCAGCGACGACGAGCGCCTTCAGACCCGAGCGGGTCGAGGTCATGACGGTCAACTTGACCTCGTTCGCGCTCGCTGACCCTGCGACCGCGGCGGCCTGGAGGTAGCTGATCCCGCCTGAGGTGTCGCCCGAGAGCTTGCGCAGGGACGGGGCGGGAATGCGCCACTTCCCGACCGAGTCGCGGTCCATGAGCATCGTGGTCGTGGCGGGGACGCAGTTGACGTAGGCGTACTGCGAGCCGTCGAGCTGATTGTAAACATCGGGGTTATATGCCATCTTATGTTCTGCTAAACTGACGGCTATGAGACGGTGCCGAGCTTGCGGCAACCCAATTCCACGACAAGCCGTTCGCTTCTGCTCCCCAGCCTGCTACCACGCCAATCATTCGACGCGCAGCACTGAGGATCGATTCTGGGCGAAGATTGCGAAATCTGACGGATGTTGGGAGTGGCGAGGCTACCGCGATTCGTTCGGACACGGGCGCTTCGCTGCGGACGGACGGCACCCGGAACGCGCCCATCGTGTCTCTTGGCGTCTCCATTTCGGCGCCATACCCGATGGGCTTCTGGTTTGCCATCGCTGCGACAACCCACCTTGCGTCCGGCCCGATCATCTGTTTCTCGGAACGCACGCTGACAACCAGCGAGACGCTGCCCTCAAGGGCAGGCTCCTCCGTGGAGACCGCCATTGGACTCGACGTGATCCTGAACGTTGGCGATCGCTTCCTGGCCGGTCGCGTCCGGGCCAACTGAACCCCGCCGCAAAGCTGTCGCCCGAGAATGTCGCGGAGATCCGCCGTGAATGGCCCGCCACGAGTCAGTCCGCTCTGGCGCGTAGGTTCGGCGTGAGCCAAGCGTCGGTGTGGTCGATTGTCCACGGACATTCTTGGAACTAACACGTCGGGGTTGTAGCTCATCGCGTCAGGGCACCGACGATGACGACGAGATCCAGGAGCACGAATAGCCCGATGAGGACGTAGGCCAGCGCGAGCATGACCGTTTCACTTCGCGTGCCCGATGCGCTTAATGAGCCGAGCGTGGGCCTCCATGATCCTCTGAGCCAGCCGCCGCCGCCCTCGGTCGGTGCCGAGTCCGGGGATGAACTCGGAGGCTGAGAGTCCGTCGGTGTCGATGAGCTCCCCGTCGAAGGACTCTCCGTTGGGTCCGAAGGCGACGAGGTAGGGTCGGACTCGGGCGGGAGGAGGTTCGAGAACAGGCTCGGTCCGAACCAACTCATCGTCATAGGAATCGAAGGTTGCCTCATCACGGGATTGATCCTGCTGTTCCAGTTGGATCGTGCGTCGGCTGCGACGTGACTGATGCGCCATTCACGACCGCACGACCAAGCCGAGGGTGATGAGCGCCGTGATGAGCGCGAGCAGCGCCTGGACGAGCCGCATCCACCGGATCGTCTGCTCCACGGTCACAGAGAAAGGCCCCGCCGGGGGGAAGTCCGACGGGGCCAGGAGACGGAGGATGACGGGTGCCCGAGGATCAAACAGCCCGCCACGGATGGTGACTTTAGTACGACACGGTCACCTTGCATAGTCCCATTCGAGGGTCGCCGCAGATGAGCTCGAACACGCTCCGCGACAGATCCGCGATCCGGTCCGTCCAGACCGCCGGCCCATACCCCACCGAACGCCCCGACCAGGAACCGAGCGGTCCGGTCACCGTGATCTGCGTACCTCGAGGAAGGCGAGTGACCACGCCCGACCAACCGTAACCCCAGCTCGCTATCCCTGAGAGGGAGACCCCCGGCATGGGCACGTCCCGGGAGACGTGGATCGCGTGAGCGATCGCCGGGGGATGGATTGCCGCTCGAGGAGCTACTGGACTCCAGGTGAGCGCGAGTGCCAGGAGAAAGCTCACGGCTGCGGCTCCGGCGGCTTCGATGATCCTTCTGCCCGGAGAGGCGGAACGCGGTACTTCTCGGGATCGCGGATGACGTTTGCGGCCCACCGTGCCCCGCGAGCGAAGGCGGGACCGTCCTCGATGGAGCCGTGATCCGCGAGTCGTGCGCCGCGTTCGATTTCGGTGAGCAGTTCATCGTTCCTCGGGGACCGCTGACCTGTTCGGAGAGCGGCGCGGACGTAGTTGACGGCGGCGACGATGAGGTCGGCATTCGCGGCGTTGTGGCTGTATCGGAGGTCAGCGATTGCGCGCTGCGGCGTTCGCAGCCGACCGCCGCCGATCCGATCCCATGACCACGGACCTTCGTCTGCTGCATCCGACAACGCCCGCAGCGCGCCGAGAGAGTCGGCGGGTGTGGCGGCGAGCGGGCGGTACGTGTCGGCCCCGATGAGCCGCTTGCGGAAGTGCTCTCGGAACGCGACGTGGTAGCGCCCGTAGTCATGGCCGGTCGCGACCTCGCCCAGCGCCATTTCCGCGATGTCGGTCAGGCGGGCCACGTCAAGCAGCGGAGGCGGGAGCAGGTCGTCTCTCGGTTGCGGGGCGGCGGCTCCCACCATGACGCCGGTTTCGATGGCGTTGGCGAACCAGCCGAGCATCGTGTCAGCGTCGGCCTTGCCGTCGGGGTAGATGCGGAAGAACTCCGCGACCCAGAGCGAGGCGTCTCGTTGACCACCCGGATACCACGGGTCACGTTCAGTCGTCATCGGTTCCTCCGTCCGTGGGGCGTCAATCTGGTGGGGATCGGAGGTCATCGAAGTTTCCGCCGACTGATGATCTGCGCCGCCGGGATGACGTGAGCCCCAAAGACGTTCCCGCCCTGACTAAGGGCGGCAGCCAGAACGATCCCCCGCTTGTCGTCGCGCAGGGCATAGCCGACCGATCGCTGCTTGATACGGCGGACCTGACGCATGACTGCCGAGTGCGCCTCCCAGCCGCCCGTGAACAGCAGGCAGTCGGCCCACACAACCTCAACGACTGGCAGCTTCCGTTTGCTCATTCGAGGTATTCCGGGCAGGCCCGCTCGTGGATATCCATGTCGTCGCCAGCGAGTCCGACGCCACAGGCGGCGCAAACCGCGTCGTAGCCGTTGGTCAACGCTTCTCGGACGTTCTCCATGAACGTCGCGTCGATCACGACCGGATCGGTGCGGTTCTCGGTTTCGGTGTGAACGGTCACGGTTTCTCCTCCTGGTCCTCGATTGCGGCACGGGCCTCCCGCAGCACGTCACGTCCATCGGCCCATGCGTGGTACACGGCGACCGGACCGGCGGGCCAGACCTTCTCGGCGTAGGCGATCCCATCAGCCGCAAACGCCTTCCCGCACCGCTCCACGATGTCTCGCAGCGCCGCTTCGAGGTCGCGGGTCCGCTGCTCGGCGTGGGTGAGGGCTTCGAGTCGTCGGTAGATCGCGTCGCCCGGTTCGAGGCAGTCGAACAGGGTCCAGCCCGCCGGGACCTGATCCGCTGTCCCGGTGACGATGTGCGTCACCACGAGAACGTCACCGAGTCGGGCCTCCCGGGGTACGGCGGTCATCCCCAACGCCAGCCTTTCAGCGTGTCGGTAAGGGAGTAGAACTCCGGGTGTTCATAGAGGAAGCGTCGGGTCGCGTACTCGTGGCCGGGGCAGGTGTCGCCGGTCCGCAGCTTCGGGGCACCGAGCGGGGCATCGAAGTCGAGCACCGTGATCGGTGGTGGCGGGGCCGGGACCGTGTAGCCGTCTCGCCCGCAAAGCCAGCACGTCCGGTGCTTCGACAGCGGGCCCGCGAACGACCCCGGATACCGGCGCATCCATTCTCGGTCGTCGTCCGTGATCGGCGCGTACCAGCCGGTCGATCCGTCCTTCCACGTGCGGGCGCTCATCTCCCCGGACCCTCGCTACGCCGAGACGAGAGACGGGCTGCGAGGGCGAGGAGGGCGGCGTTCGCGTCAGCCCAGGACAGTTCCTCCGCAATCGTCTCCCACGTCTTGCCGCGCCCGTCCTGAACCTCGGCGGTCCAGTAGTGCGGCGTCACGCCGGATCGCCGGAGCACGAGGCTCATGCCCTCCGGCAGCGCCGCCTCCGCAGCCTTCCATGCCGCGTCCAGCCCGACCTCCGACTCGGGGACGGCCCCCAGCGCCCATTGAGCAACGACACCGGGCGGCGAGAACTGGTCAACTTCCTCATCCGGGGCTGGCGACTCGGGGACGATACGGTAGCCCGCCCGGTGGAGGGCAGCGAGGACGGAGTCCGCGTCAGCCGGGACGATCATCCGCTCGTAGCCGGGCTCCGGGTACGGGTTATCGACCGCGTGCA